ATTATTATTTGGATCAGTATTAACATTTTCTAAATTTATTGTTTTAATATCATCATCGATGCTATTATTGTTCATATAATAAATAGTATATTTTTTTTTATCTAATCTAATAATAGGATGTTAGTTTATTGTAAATTTAATAATGATTTACAAGCTATTAAAATACATAAATATTCTTCACTTTATCACTTGAAAAAATTAATTAAGGATAGAGTGAAATGTCGAGATTATACAATTGAATATGGAGGTAAGATATTGAATTATGAGGATGACAATAAATATTTAGAGAAGTTCCATATTCATGATGGATCAACTATTAATATAACAAGGAAAGTAAAAGGTGGTACAAGTTTTTATATGATTGTATTGATCATTCTTTGTGTAATATTGGTATTTTTCATTATTCCTGGTTTGTTATTTTCAGGATTCCTTCCATTTATTGTCCATGTTTTTCAGTTGTTTGTTTTCAAGTTGATTAATTGTTTCATGGGATATATTTTCAAATTGCCAAGAATTGCGGCACACAAAGGTATTATTGGATTTTTTGTAAAGTGTTTCATGTTGTTTTTCAGTTTGATGTTTATGTACTATGCTGTTAATTTGATTTTTACAATTGCTTTTTTTCTTTGGGTTGCTGTTTTGAAAGGTGGTGATGGACTTTTTACATTATCATCAAGTTATTGTGATTCAATAAGCACGTTAAGTACTATGTCTGTTGTTATGTCTATTATTTTCATTATTTTCTATGGTTGTTTGAAAGCACCTAACTTATTATTCAAAAATATGAGCGGTATTATCAAGTTAACTGAAAAAATGAATATCAGCTTAATATTCAAATGGTTAAATCCATTTTATGCATGGTTGAAAGAGTTCACATATGAAACAAAATTTGCACCTTTCCTTCTAATACCTATTTTTGATGGTATAATGGAAGGTTATTTCGATTCTCTTGATGTAGGTGTAAATATGATTACAGAGTATTTAGGATATGTTATCCAACTTGGTTGTAGTGGAAATCCAATTGATTTATCTCAACTTACACAAAGTTTACAAAAAACAGTTGGTAGCACTTCAGGAAGTAGTAAAAATAGTGGTAAAAGTTCAAATCAATCATTAGTTGGTGCTGTTCAGAAAGTAACAAAGACACAAAACTTGAATTTCTTAAAACAAAAACAAAAGCAAAAAGGTGGAGATGGTAATGAAGAATTTAAATGTAAATTGGTAAATTTGGATACCAATTGTTGTAGTGATAATATGTTCCAAAGTTTAGCAAACCAGTTCCAAAATATGTACAATATGAAAGCAAGTGCAGATATTATGAAAGAGTTAGGTATTTATAAAATAATGCCTGTTCTTATTTACGGATTGAATGTGAAACAGGTGAAAGAAGATATGGTTAAATTCCACAATGCTTTCGGTCCATTTAAATTATTAGATAATAACGTTAAAGCTCCAATTGCAACATTATTTAGATATACAATGTGTAATGTATTCTATTTAGCTGATTTCCTTCAGAATACTTTGTTTGAATTGGGTACACCAGAAGATATTGCAGATACAATGAAATGTGGATTTATTGGTGGATTTTTAACAACTATCGGTTATTTAATTTGTATTATTATTATTATATTCGTTGTATTGTTAGGATAAGAAACTTAATAAAGATATATGATATTGATTGGTTTACTTTTACTCATTTTAGTTGTAATAGTTTTTGGTATAAGATATTGTATCAGATACATCAAAAACTATTTGTATTTCCAACCTTACAAAAACCACGTCCTACCCAAACCAGATGATAGGATTAAAGAGGTTTGGCCCACATATGGTGGAGGTAGCAAAGTCAAGAAATTACATGCTTGGTTATATAATCCTCAATCATTGAAAGAAAAAGACGTACCATTACTTCTATTTTGTCATGGAAATGCTGGAAATATAAGTAACAGGTGTCATTTTATGAAGGATATGATAGAATGTGATATTCCATTCATGTTTTTTGATTATAAAGGATTTGGAAAAAGTGAAGGATCAACATTTTTGGAATCAATCGCGGATGATGCTGAGGTGTGTTATGATTATTTGAAGGACAAATACAAGGTTAAAAATATAGTTCCAATTGGAGAATCAATTGGATCTTATGCTGCGTCAAGATTGGCTAAGAATAAAGGGTTGGATAAGTTGATTATATTTGCTGGTATGAATTCTATTTCTGCTGTTGTTGGTAAGTTGATTCCGATTCCAATGGCAAAATGGATAACAAAGGGTGATTTAGATGTTGGAGAGAATTTGCGGGATTATGGTGGTTATACGCTTTTCTTACATTCTAAAAAAGATGAAATTGTTGGTTATGATAATGCTGTGTTAAATCATGAGATATGTGGAAAGGATAGATCGAGAATTCATCACATAAAAGGTAAACATAATAGTTTGGAATTGGATTGGAATGTTGTGAAGAAATTTTGTGATAGAAAAAATCTATCTTAATATTAGTTATGAGTTCTGATTCATCAATATACAGTTATGATAAATACTCTATTTTAACTGGAATCATACTTGGAGTTATAATCTTTGCCCTGTTTTTTGCTGGAAGTTATTCAATATATAAATTTTATACATTAAACATTGTTTTCAAGAAAGCAAAATATTATATAGATCTCTTGTCGAATCCAGATAAAAGTGATAAAGAGAAAAATCAGGTTATTTCAGAGAAAGATGATAATGGTTTTGCATATGTTTTAAGAATGGTCGATAATCTTAATTATGCACTTTTCGGTAATTTTTTCGATGCAATTTTCAAAAAAAAGAAGCAACCATCAAAACCAATAACCCCATCATCTATTTACAACGAATATATAGATAAACTTACATTGAGATGGGCACCAAAATTGTATATGATTTTATTAGCATCTGGAACAATATTGATGCTCTTGAAATTAACGGTAAATTTCACATTTACAACAATAATTGCTAAAACAATCGATTCGGATAATGATGTGACACCTTATGGACAAACAACATTTAAACCTTCAACAAGTTACTTTAGCGAATTTGCTCAAATGGTTTTATTGTTTTTGCTCAATGTTTTAATAGCTATTTCACCAACTGTTTTTATTTACATGTTCAATTTGATAAAATGGTTTTATACGCATATTAAGGGTATATGGTTAATGATTTTGACATTGATAATTTTCATTTGTGTTCTTGTTTATTTCTATTACAATTTGTTTAGTGGTGGGTTCGATTTAACAGATGATCCAACAATTAATTCAGCAACATCTAATGAGAGTTATTCAAAGAGTATATTGAAATCTTTCTTTAATACTCAAGATTCCGATTTCGCAGATAGTATATTCTCATTCAAAAACACATTTGCTGGAAGTTTCGGTATTTGGATATTTGTTTACATCGTATTCTTCATATTTGAATACAAATACATTAACAATATCGAAGTCAGATTAAGAGATAGAATGCTAAAATTCTTAACAATAGGTTTAGTACTATTCGCATATTGCCTTTACCTCTCATACCGAAATTATGGAAAGAATGATGGGGAAAATGATGTTTTCGATAGTGATTACAAACTAAGAGATAGCATGTACAAAGATTCAGTAAATAACATTTTCCAAGCAATTGTCAAATATAATTACCCATGTATGCCATTCACATCTAGCTAAAAAAATAAAATATTGCTTTATTTGATTAACGTTAATAAATAATAACCAATCCATAGGCACGTTGTGCACTTCGTGCTAAAAAAAAAAAATTGATGCGTTTTTTTACACACTCATCTCAACCATGTGTTAAATATGGCTGAGGGTCATGACAATGTTTTTTTGGTCAACGTTCTTTGCATTCTTATTGGAATTGAGAGTGACGAAGCGGGAAACTGGGCAAAGGTCTATGTTCTGAGGGGTGCAATTCCCAGTGATGAGGGTCGTGATGTAACGACTCACATCTTCGTTCCGTCAATCCGTCGTTGCAGGGCCGTTCGGTTCAGGGATGCATCGCATGGGGGCGTTGTGGCATATCTCGGAATGGAGTCTGAGGTGGCCAACGACGAGTCTCCTGCGTACGCACGCTTTGACTGCACACTCCAAGACATCCTCGGAATGAGGGACAAGTACTGTTTTCTGACAGTGCCTCGTTCCACGCTCACGAACGGCCGTTTTTTCGGCATGCTTTGAGCAGTAGCGAGACACACTAACTTTTTCTATTATAGAAAATTTATAATTTCTTTTATTCGCCATCCCTAATACGTCTATAATCTTTTTCAGCTTTATCTTTATTACCTTTCATTGTGCCATAAGTTATTCCACCAGCACTTACGCCACCACAAACAGACCCTGTCAATGCTGCTACGGTAATACCTGTTCCAATTTCCCATCCAATTAAACCTCCAATTGGACCTCCAAAAATCAAACCAACAATAGTACCCACAAGCGTTCCCTTTATAATTCCAATACTCTTCTGATATTTATTAGCCTTAGCTAATTGAGTATTGGCATCCTTTACAGTTTCTTGGGTTTCTTCTACTTTTTCTTCTACATGATCAAGAGCCATCCCACTATCTTCCAATAATTTATTAACGTCATCCATTGTTTCTTTTAAAATAATGGAGTCTTTCATTAATTTTTTGTAATCCTCTTCATCCTCTTTCTCCATATATTCATCAGTAATGGTGATAACACTATCCTCGTCGAATTCAAATGATGTTGACAAATTAACTTTTTGTTCACTCATACTAAATATATATTATAACCATATTTTTATATTACACCAACCGATATTTAAAATGAAATAAAGTTTTTAAACAGAAATCTAAATATAGGTGATATAAATGTACTCTCTGAGAAATTCTGTCTTTCTCTCAAGCTGATTACCACTCGGCATCTTAACAGAGGTTGGTAATTTTTTATATAAAAAAGCTTTAGAATATTTATTAACGTAGACTACAATTGATTTAGTTTTTATAACTTAGTATCCTACAAATTAAATTTATATAAATTAATAAATATTGAAATAATGGATAACTTATAACCTTATATTTCAATATAAAATATATAACATATAACATATTTTTAAGTTATTTATTTTGTTTCATTTTAAATATCGGTCGGTGTAATTCAGACTTTTGTAATAAACAACGCTCACACATTCATCTAAATGATGAGGAAGTTCCCATTCTTGGTGGCTCTTTGGATATTTGTAATCAGTATTAACAACGTGTACAAAAGCTTCATGTTTCGAATAGTACAAAATATCTTGACTCAGTTTTTCATTGGGTTTAGCAAAATTGTAATCAACAAGTTCTGGAGATTCATCTGAATATCCATTTTCCAATTCTTTTTCATAATACTCTTCAACAGTACTCAAAAACACTTTTTTGATTACTTCTTGTGGATTATCATTTGTCAAAATAACAGGAGATCCTTCAAAATTAATATTATAGATAAAATCAGGATCAGCCGTAATAAGATATTTATATCCTTTTGCGTCATATTCACCGAGATAAATATAATTGTCTTCTACAACATTACTTTTCCCTTTCCACTCCAAATTTGGTAATTCATCATTGTCAACAACATGTAGTTGATAAACAGATCCTCTGTAATTGTGTGTGAAATAAACATGCATATTTATCATGTATAACAGAATAATCTTTTAAATAAAAAAATCACTTTTTTAATCTAAAGAGAAGGGACATAAAGAATATACGATAAATGTGCGGAATTTTTGGTTACAAAGGTAATAAATATAGTGAGGATCAATTAATGAAGTTCTTATTGGAGAACAAGCACAGAGGTCCAGACAATACTCATTTCAAGGTTGTTGAAGATTTGTATTTTGGGTTTAACAGATTGCGTGTTAATGGTTTAGATGATGCTAGTAACCAACCTTTTCATTTGACGAGTTGTCATTTGATTTGTAACGGAGAGATATACAACTACAAAGCCTTGATTGAAGAGTTTGATTGGGAAGGTGAGTATACTTCACATAGTGATTGTGAGATTATTATTCATTTGTATAGGGAACTTGGTTTTGAAGGTATGTTGAAGAGGTTAGATGGTGTTTTTGCTATGATGTTGTATGATGAAGAGAGTGAGACTGTGTATGTTGCTCGTGATCCACTTGGAATTAGATCCTTGTATTATAGTTTCGAGGATGGACAAATTGCGGTTGCTAGTGAGATGAAGAGTTTAGTCGCTTTTAATGACGTTGGTCAGTTTCCTTCTGGACATTATTGGTCAAGAACTAGTGCTAGCACGAGCGGTAAATTTGTGGAGTACTACCATTTTGATTATGAGATTAATCATGATATTGCTGAGGATGAAGTTTTGACGGGAATTCGAACTCTTTTTACGGAGGCTGTTGAGAAGAGGTTAATGTCTGATAGGAAGGTTGCTTGTTTGCTTTCTGGAGGATTGGATAGTACTTTAGTAACAGCGATTGTTTGTAAGAAGGTTGGTGCAGAAAACATGAACACTTATTCGATTGGTTTGGAGGGTTCTGTTGATTTGGAGTGTGCACAGCGTGCTGCTGATTATTTGGGAACTAATCATACAAACATTGTTTTGACAGAAGAGCAGTTTTTGTCAGCCATTGAGAAAACTATTAAGCAGATTGAGAGTTGGGACACAACATCGGTCAGAGCTTCTGTTGGGAACTATTTAGTAAGTTTATATATTGGTGAAAATAGTGATGATAAGGTAATTTATTGTGGGGATGTATCTGATGAGATGTTTGCGTCGTATAGGGGATTTATGTCAGCTGATACAGAGGAGAGTTTGTTGAGGGAAAATGTCATTATGTTGAAGAATATTCGTTATTATGATGTTTTGAGGAGTGATAAGAGTATTAGTGGGGCTGGTTTGGAGGCTCGTGTTCCTTTTGGTGATTTAAAGTTTGTTGATTTTGTGATGTCTCTTCCTGCTAAATATAAGATGTTTAGTCATGAGAAAATGGAGAAGTATTATTTGAGAAAAGCTTTTGATGGATATTTGCCTGATGATTTATTGTGGCGTAGAAAGGAGGCTTTTAGTGATGGTGTAAGTTCATTGAAGAGAAGTTGGTTCGAAATTATTAGGGAGTATGTTGATAAACAGATTCCAGATGATGAGTTTGATGTAAGATGTATTCCATTTAAATCAAATACTCCTTATGATAAGGAATCTTTGTTTTATAGGGAAATTTTTGATAAATATTATCACGGGAAGGATGATACAATTCCATATTATTGGAGACATCCATTTAGTACAATTTTGGATCCGTCTGCTAGGTTATTGGATACATACTGATTTGTTTAGTAAAAAAAATTGATTTTATTATAATAAAATATTTTTCAACATATTGAAAATTATGTTGAAAAAATTGCTTCCTATTTTGAGAAAGTCTCATATTCCACGATGTACAAGATATATGTCTGTTAATTTGGATATAAATGATACAAAAATTAATGATGCTGTAACGAACATTGTTTTTCAACGTTATGGTATGTTGGGGGGTTTAACTTGTTATCCAGCAATTGGTATGACATATTATATCCTAGACGGGCCAACTAATATAATCTCTTGTATGGCTATTCAAACATTATTTTGTGCCGGTACTCATTTTATTATTCAATATAATGTACAACATGAAATTTTACAAAGGTTAAAATCGAATTCAATGTTGAAAAACTTGACTAATAATAAATATTATTTACATGTTAGCAATAGCAGAAAAATTAGTTTGGTTTCACCCAACAACAAAGAACTTACAAATTTATTGGATATTTCATTTAATCCAAAGGATATCGAGAAAAAAGAAAAAAATTTAATGTTTTTTCAAAAAAATAAAATTAATTATTTCCATTTGAAAGATCCTTATTTCCATAAAATTAGGGAGATTATAGGTGCAAGAAGTACTCGTTTTAGGACAAATATGAAGATAGTTATTTTTGGATTTAGTTTAAGTCTCATTGAACCTTTCTTTATATCTTCACCTATATTTGGAATTGGGATATTTTATATGACAAGTTCAAATAACGTTTTATATTTTACAAAAAAATTATCTGAAATGATTAAAGAAAAAGATTCATTAATTGATATTATTGAACCTGAGTACCAACATTTATATAAATTTGAAAAAAATAATATTACTTTAACTGTTGATTTCCAAGGTAATTTATCTATTGATAATCCTTGGACTTTCCGTAAAAAATTAAATATTAGTAAAGATACATAAAAAACATTTTTATGTTGGTTTATTATATAAATGAATGTTAATATAAGAAACTATTCATGTTTGGCAAAAAATTTGAGAATTAAATCCAAATGTCCAGATTCTTGTTATAATACGGCAAATTGTGCCAGAATTAATGGTAAAAGAGGGAAATGTAGATCAAAGAATAGGTGTAAATGTATTTCTGTTGAGAGGAGAAGAAATATGGATAAGTGTAGAACTCAAGCTAAATTAGGTATTTTATCAAAAAGTGTTAATACTCAAAGGATTAATGATGGATTACCTCCAAAGAGTAATTGTGAATATAGAATACCTACTTTTAAAAAAATGAGTGATACGTTGTATTATGCTAAAATATACACATGGGCTTATAATTCAATTAAAAAGAGATTTCTGGGAACGAGACATGGAAAAACAAAAGTGAATCGTGAGCAAAGAAGGAGATTACATGCTTATGCTAGACAATATACAGTAATGTGGTTAAGAAGATTTGCTTCATCACAAGGTACAACTGTTGATGGATGGCCAGCTACGACTTTGGTAGGAGATAATAGAAATCATTTTTCGGAAGTTCAGGATGGTTATGCAACCAATTGTTGTTTACCAAGAAACGGAAGTCAGGTTGCTTTTGTTAGGAAGGCTCTTACAGATCCAACTACGTTTTGTAGATTAACTAATAATAAAAAATGTAGTCAAGTTTACTGTCAAAGATTAAAAAAAATTGCTCAAAGAAGATAAGTTCGCAATGTAATAAAGTTTATAATATATTTGAAAATAAAAATAATTTTTCTTATGATATACATGCCTTTACTGCTTCCAGTTTTGATTTCAAATCATCATTTTCATCAATTAAATCTCCAACAATCTTAGAAACTTTTTCTATCAAAATGTTCAAATCATTTTTATTATTTTCATTTAACAATTTATTTTGTAACGTAAACTTATTTTTTGATAAATATTTAAAATCAATTTTGTCTATATTGTTTTCAATAATTTCCATTGTAATATTAGGATTCATTGAGATCCAAGACCAATTCCATAGTTTATTGGGATTTTTTTCAATAATTTCCATTGTAATATTAGGATTCATTGAGATCCAAGACCACTTCCATGGTTTATTGGGATGTTTTTCAATAAATTCCATTGTAATATTTGGATTTCTTGAGATCCCATACCAATTCCATGGTTTATTGGGATTTTTTTCGATAAATTCCATTGTAATATTTGGATTCATTGAGATCCAAGACCAATTCCATGGTTTATTGGGATGTTTTTCAATAAATTCCATTGTAATATTTGGATTTCTTGAGATCCCATACCAATTCCATGGTTTATTGGGATTTTTTTCGATAAATTCCATTGTAATATTTGGA